CTTCGACGGTCTTGACACCGTGCTGTTGCAGTTCGGCCAGCAATTGTCGGGGGCCTTGCAGGTGCCGCTGGTGCGGCTGTTCGGCCAGTCGCCGGTGGGGCTCAATGCCACTGGAGAGTCGGACATCCGCACCTACTACGACGGCGTTCACCAGCAGCAGGAATTGCGGCTGCGCCGGCCGGTCGATATCGGCGTCACGGTCATTGCGCGCTCCGAGGGGATCACACTGCCGCAGGGTGCAACCTACAAGTTCCGCCCGCTGTGGCAGCTCACGACCAAAGAGAAGGGCGAGATCGCCGAGCAGAACACGCGCACGATCCTGGCGCCGCAGGAGCTCGGGCTGATCAGCGACCGCCGCGCGCTCGAGGAATTGCGCCAGTCGGCGCAGGAGACCGGCATCTGGTCGACGATCACCGATGAGGAAGTCGAGGCCGCGTCGGACGAGCTGCCGCCGGCCGCCGGCGAGCTGCCAGGCCCGCCAGGCGCACAGCCAGGGTTTGGTGCGCAGCCGGGTGAAGGCGGCGGCGAAGAAGGGGAAGGCGAACGGCAGCCGGGGCAGCCGCCACCAGAGCCGGGCCAACAGCCGGGACGCCGCGGACTGCCGGTGGCATTGCCGACCGTGCATCTGAAGGGCGCCGCGTAAAGCAATGGCCGATCCGGCGGCACACCGGGGCAAGTTCCCCGGCACTTACCGCATGAGCAAAAACCGCTGGGGCATGAAGGTCTGGATCGCCGGCGAGCTGCACTATCTCGGCTGCCTGGAAGATCGGCGGGCGGCCACCGAATACGTGCAGCTCGTCGAGAGCCGCTACCCCGACCGCACCCGGCGGCCGCACGGCACGTTGTTCTTTGACCGGCGCCGGCGCCGGTGGATCGCCCGCATGCCGCGGCCAGCCCGCGAGGTCATCGGCCAATTTGACACCCGCTGGGCAGGCGAGCGCGCGATGCGCCAGCTGGGCCTGCGCTAAAGGGCTGCCTGACATGCCGCTGTCGTGGATCATCATCATCCTGCTTGTCTTGCTGCTGGTCGGCGTCATGCCGCACTGGCCGTACAACGCGGGCTGGGCCCGTCCCGGCTGGCCGGGCTACTACCCCTCGGGCCTGCTCGGCCTGATCCTGATCATCGTCCTGATCCTGCTGCTGCTCGGCCGGCTCTGAGAGGGGGGTTGCGATGCGCCTCGCGTGGCTGGTGCTGCCGGCTGCGGCGGCTCTCCTATTGACGCTGCCGAGCGCCGGCCAGGCGCGGGAGCGGCGGGAGCAGCAGGAAGCGCAGCAGTTGCGCGGCATGGACCGGATGCAGGCGATTTTTGGCCCGCAGGGTCTCGGGGGGTCGCATGAGCACAAGCATAAGCCCCCGCCCCCGCCGCCGCCGCCGACGCTGAAGATCTCGTTTAATCCGCCGGCCCCGACGGTACCGGAGTCGGCGCCGCTCGCCACGCCGGTCGCGACCATCATCATCACCGTGTCGGACGGCTCGCTGTTCAGCGGCACGCTCGGCTTTGGCCCGCCTTACGGCAATGGCGGCGGCTGCTTCGGCATCCAGGTGCGGACGTTGATCATCGCCTGCGATCTGACCGCCGTGCTGCCAACGGGCGGGATCCTCAACACCACGGTGACAGCGAACACCCAATGAAGCGGCCATCGTGGCGCCGCTCCAGTGTGCCGGGCATCTATATCGTGCCTGCCGGGGTCCGCGCGCCCGAGCGATTTGCCGTCGCCGGCAAGCTCCAGGGCGTCTGGCGCCAGCTCGGGATTTTTCGCAATTGGGAGGTTGCCGTCAGGGTGCGCCGCGCCGCCCTCGACGAGTATCCGAGCAAAAGAGGGCTCGGTTGCGTTTCTCGGGCGCGCGGGCTGACAAGGCCCTACCGGGCATTTCTGCCGGGCGGGCGGGCGATCGGCTTCTTCGCGACCGAATGGCACGCCTGGCGGGCCATCCGGGAGTGCATCGAGGATCCGGCGGCAATCGCCAAGTATCGGCACAACCACTACGGGCCACGGCGGCACGGGCACTTCTGTCCCGCATGCAGCAACCGGGACGGGGCCAGTGAATGTATATCGGCCACGATCCGAACCGCACCGGCAGCTTTGGCGGCTGGTGGGCCAGTGCCATAGTTGGCGACGCCGCCAAGAAGGGCGAGACCGCTGCGCAGCGCGCCCGCTTCGCGCAGGCCTATCGGGCCGAGCGGCAATATGCAGTGCAGCTGCGCCAGATCGCCCGCCAGGTCGGCCACATCGTCAATGGCACCTTCAACCCGGATGATCCGACCGATCCCGGCTGGGCCGAGATCGAGCGGGCGCTGCTCGGCTATGCCGATCTGATCACACCGTGGGCCAATGCGACGGCGGCGCGCATGCTGGCCGACGTGTCGCGCCGCGACGCGACGGCATGGACCCGGCTCGGCCGCGAGATCAGCCGGGCCCTGCACCGCGAGATCGCCGGCGCCCCGGTCGGTCCGCTGCTGCGCCAATTGCAGGCGAGCCAGGTGGCGCTGATCACCAGCCTGCCGCGCGAGGCCGCCGAGCGCGTCCACGAGCTGTCGCTCGAGGCGCTGACCGGCGGCAAGCGGTGGAACCAGATTGTCGAGGAGATCCGCCAGAGCGGGCCCGTCAGCATCGGCCACGCCAACACGATCGCGCGCACCGAGACCGGGCGGGCGAGCTCCAACTTCACCGCCGTGCGCGCCCAGCATGTCGGCAGCCCCGGCTTCATCTGGCGCACTGCCAGGGATCGCGACGTGCGGGAGCTGCACCAGCTCTTCGAGGGCCAGTTCTACCGCTGGACCCATCCGCCGAAGCTCGACGATGGGCGGCCCGGGTTGCCGGGCTCGATCTGGAACTGCCGGTGCTGGCCCGAGCCCGTCTTACCCGACACGACGCCGATCACCGGCCCGCGGCCGCGCAACCCGGCATACCTCACCGCGCTGCGCGAAGCGGGCTTCGCCAGCGGCACCGCTTTCCAGTAACGGAGATCCCCCATGCGCGCGCTGATTTGGGCAGCCCTCGTCATTGTGCTGCTGCCGCTGTCTGCCGAGGCCTCGCCGAGATGCGGCGAGGGCCGCTATTGGGCGCACGGCCATCACGACCGCGATGGCAACTGGCATCCCGGCCATTGCCGCCCTTACAGCTATCACCGCTAGAGACCCGGCCATGCCCAATGCCATCACCGCGCACGCCGACACCCTGCTGCTCAGCATGAATTACGACCCGACCGGGCTGGCTTTTGTCGATCTATTCGACAACCCGATCATTGGCTGGGTGATCGACGAGACCGGCGCCGTCGAGCCACTGCCGGCGATCATCGGCGCCCTGCCGCCGGCAGCGCCCGACACCGCGCCGATCGTCTCGCCGCAATGGGCGCATCTGCAGGCCGCCGTCTTTGTGCCGGATGTCTGGCGCGGCACCCTCGACGAGTTCTTCGCCTGGCTGGCGACCAACAACGGCGCGACGCGCCTGGTGCGCGGCAATTTTGTCGACGGCAAATTGTCCAATACCTGGCGCGCCTGGGCCGCGGCGCATCCCGCCCAGGTGTGGGACGGCACGCTTTAGGCAATGCAGTTCTACACCGTCGAGGACATCGGCAACACGCGGGGGCTGACGCCGGAAGGCTTCTTGCTGTGCCGCGACGTGCCGATCGCGCGCGTCGGGACGCAGCTCTACGGCCCCGGCGAAACGCCGCTGGAGCCAGGGCCCGACGGCGTCGTCTACATCGACCGCGAGCCGGAGGAGGTCTTTCGCCCCGAGACGATCGGCAGCTTTGCCGGCAAGGCGGTGGTCAACGAGCACCCGATGGACGAATACGGCGTGCGCTGCGACGTGACGCCGGCCAACTGGCGCGAGCTCGTGGTCGGCGTGCTGCTCAACCCGCGCCAGGGCATCGGCCTCGACGAGGACGTGCTGCTCGCCGACCTGCTGATCACCGACCCGCTGGCGATGGACCTGATCGGCGCCGGCAAGGTGCAGGTCAGCTGCGGCTACTCGGCCGATTACGAAGAGCTGGGACCGGGCCGCGGCCGCCAGGTCGGCATCATCGGCAACCACATCGCGCTGGTCGATCAGGGGCGCTGCGGGCCGCGCTGCGCGATTGGCGATGCGCCACCAATCGAGGCTGTTTCACATGACACACCGAGCGAGGGAGAGGGGTTGATGTTGAACTTTTTGGATCTGCTGCGGCGCGCCCGCAAAGCCACGACCGACCAGGAGTTCGAGAAGGTGTTGGAGCAGGCCGGCGAGCTGGGCCTGGCCACGTCCACTGCCCCGGCCGCGCTCAATGGCGCGGGCTCGACCGTCCATGTCCATGTCGGCACCCGCGACGAGGACAAAGAGGACAAAGAGGACAAAGACGACAAGACCGGCGACCAGGGTGTCGCCGGGATGATGGGGCGCCACGATGCCGAGCTCGAGGAGCTGTGGCAGGCCAACGAGGCCGAGCGCGCCGTCATCGAGAGCCTGGCTTCAGGCGGTGGCCAGGACGGCAGGCCCAAGTTCCGCGACAGCTTCCCGCATCGCGACGCGCGCCGCACCCGCATGGGGATTCGCCACAGCCGGGATAACGGTGAGAACCCGTTTGAAAAGACCGACGACCAGGGGGCCGAGGGCGGCTTCCGCGACCCCGGCGCCGTGCCGAGCAACAGCGAGGGTACTGTCGTGCTGCCCGGTTTCGAGATCGAGGCGCCGCCCGGCACCAGCGACCAGGCGCTGCGCCAGGTGCGCGACTCGGCGCTGTTTGAGGACAGCTTTCAGGAAACCATCGCGCGCGCCGAGATCCTAGTCCCCGGCATCGCGCTGCCGACCTTTGACCGCGCCGCCAAGCCCAAGGCGACGTTCGACGCGCTGTGCGCGTTGCGGGCGAAAGTGCTCGACCTCGCCTGGGCGCAACCGGACACCCGCGAACTGATCGCCGAGGCGACCGGCGGCAGCTTCCCCGGTTCAAGCCGCGGGATGAAATGCGACATGGTGCGGCATGTGTTTTTCGCGGCCAGCGCGATGAAGCGCCGGCAGAACAGTGCCGGCCGCGCGACCGACACTCGCGAGATGATGGCCGGCGGGTTTGCCACGGTCGGGCCGATCCAGTCGCCCGACGATCTCAACCGCATCCACACCGAGTTCTACGCCGCGCAACGGCGTCACTGAGCGCGTTCGACCTTCCACCGACGCAGGCGCGGCCCCTTTTCGGGCCGCTTTTTTATGGCGAAAGGGGTAGCAGATGAGCACTTACCCGCGCCGGCTGGGCCGGGCGCGCACGCACGACGTTGCGTATCAGTACAGAATGGGCGCGGGCTTCGCCGGCGAGATCAACCGGGCACACCCGGTCAGCGTCGAGCCCTGCGCACCGTCGGCGGCCAATCCGCCGACCGCCTTTGGGCAACCCGTTGTCGTCGATCCGGCAACCCAAGGGGTGCGGCCGCTCGGCCCCGCCGACAGCGCATTGACCGGGATCTATGGCATCACCGCCCGGCCGTTCCCGTTCCAGGTCGCCAGTGCGGTCAATTACGGCGCAACGCCGATCGGCGGCGCGGTGGTGCCGCCGACCTCGCAGCCGGTCGATGTCGTGCGCTCCGGCTACATCATGGTGCCGGTCGTCGGCACCACGAAGAAAGGCGGCCAGGTCTTTATCTGGACCGCCGCCTCGGCGGCGCCGCACGTCCAGGGCGGCTTCGAGGGCGTCGCCACCGCCGGCAGCACGATCGCTATCGCCGATCCGCAGACGACGTTCAATGGCGTCCCGGACGCCGCGGGCATCGTCGAGATCAGCTTCAACGCGTAACGGGGGAACAGGCCATGTTTGATGGGCTCTTGCAGTCGACGGCACTGACCCTGCCGCCCAGTATCGCAGCGCCGGGTCTCGCAGCGCCGGCGATCATCCGCCGCGGGCGGTGGATCACGCACGACGAGATGATGACTTACGACCGCGCCGGTTTCACGACCGACGCGAACGGCAATCAGCTCGGGCGCCGCTACGACCGCGCTTACCGCTCGCATGACGGCAAGTGGTACGACTCGACCGGCGCCTTCCTGCTCGGCGAGCTGATCCGCATGGACCCGACAATGCACCTGCCATTGTCGTCGGTCAGCTGGGGGCGCGATGTCGATCTGCGCCAGGATGTCACGATCGCCGACGAGGGGACGAGCTACACCGTCTTGTCCTACGGCTCGCCGGGCGGGCTGGGCATGTCGAACGCGATCACCGGCGGCAAGGCGTGGATCGGCAAGGACTCGACGCAAATCAGCTCGGTCAGCGTCGATATCGGGATGATCACCCGGCCGCTGCGGCCGTGGGCGCTGGAGCTCAAATACACGATCATGGAGCTGGAGAGCTCGCTCAAGCTCGGCCGACCGGTCGATCAGCAGAAGTACAACGGGCTGAAGCTCAAGCACCAAATGGACATCGATGCGCAGGTCTATGTCGGTGACAGCGACATGGGCGACACCGGCCTGGTCAACTCGCCGGTCGCCGCGCCCGGGGTCACTGGAGTCGGCATCATCACCAATTTGCCGGCTGGCGCCGGCGGGGTGAAGTGGTCGCAGAAAACCCCGGCCGAGATCCTCGCCGACTTCAATTTCGCGCTCAACCAGGTGTGGGCGGCCTCGGGCTGGGCGGTGGTGCCGTCGCGCGCGATCCTGCCGACGATCCAATACGGCCAGATCGCGACCCAGCTGGTCAGCGACGCCGGCACCACCAGCGTGTTGCGCTACGTCGAGGAGAACAACCTGTTGGCCCGCTCGGGCCAGGGGCGGCTGGAGATCCTGCCCGCCAAATGGTGCAACGGCGCCGGCGCCGGCGGCACGATCGGCACCCCCGGCATCGACCGCATGGTGGTCTACACCAAAGACCCCAACTACGTTCGCTTTCCGATGACGCTACTCAGCCGCACGCCGATCCAGTACGACGCGATCTGGCAGAAGACGAGCTATTTCGGCAAGCTCGGGGTCATCGAGATCCCCTACCCGGAGACCATCGGGTATTTCGACGGTCTGTGATCCCTTGGGCGGCGCATCCTGGCGGGGCCGGGCGATCCCGCCGCCGCAGGCTCCTGGCGCTTTGGCTTTTTCAACAACGGAGGCTCACCATGACCCAGTCACGCCATGCCCCACACGAGACCGCCGCGCCTGCTGCGCCAGCAGAACAGGATGCCGCCCAGCTCCCGGAGGGCGAGCGGCCGCTCGCCGAGGGCGAGGTCGATCCGGCAGCACCAGTCTCGCCACCGCCGCCCGGCACGGCGATCCACGAGGAAACCGACGCCGAGCGGGCCGAGCGCGCCCGCATCCAGGAAGCCGCCACGCTGGCCGAGGCCGAGTCCAAGACCGCACATCTGCCGCAGCCCGGCATGCCGGTCACCGGCGCGTTGACGCCGGCGCAGGCCGCGGGCGACGGCCCCACCGTCAAGATGAACTTCCCGACCGCCGTCACCCTGACCCGCGACGACTACACCCAGGTGCACTTTCCGGCCGGCATTCAGGAAGTGCCCGACGAGCTGGCCGGGCACCCCTATCTGAAGGCGCGCGGCGTCCGGCAGGTGTGAGGCTGCTCGTAAATCCAGCCGATCAGCGAGTCGGTCGCGAGGTCGTAGCGCCAGCCGGCGGCGCGCAGGTACGGCCACAGGGCAACGTCGATGCTGCGGGCCGGCAATCGGACGCGGCGCCGCCAGTAGCCGGTTTCGATCATTGGAGGAAGTTATGCCGTTGACCGCGAAAGGCGAAGAGATCAAGGCGGCGATGCAGGAACAGTACGGCGCCGAGAAGGGCGAGGAAGTGTTCTACGCGTCGAAGAACGCCGGCACGATCAGCGGCGTTGACGATGACCAGACCAAGCACGACCCGCACACCGGGCAGTTCACGTCCGGTCCCGGCGGGGCTGGCGCTGCCTCGGCGCACCACGAGAAAGAGTACAATTTCCACAAGGCCGCTGCCGAAAAGCATAGCAAAGCCGGGAACGAGAAGGGTGCTGCGGCCCATTCGACAGCCGCCGCGGCCCATCTGAACGCCGCGCAAAAGGTCACTACGAAGGGTGCCGCCGGCCACAGCCAAGCGGCGCAGAATGCCAGCAAGGAGGCCCAGAAGGTCGCGCCCACAGGACGGACGCCGGCCTCGAATGTCACAGTCACTCGCAAAGGCGGCGTGGTCGGCGGTCCACCCCCCGGCTACACCCGCGGCGCCAGTGTCCGCGAAGGCGACCAAGGAGCAAACCTGATGGGCGAACTGAGCAACACCGATGAGGGGATGCTCGACCCCCTATTGCCCGAGCCGACGCTCGAGCATCCGCAGCAGCACCCCGACGCCTCGACGCCGCCCGAGCCCGCCTACACCGGCCCGCCAGCGGATCAAATGGGGGCGGACGAGCTGCGCGCCGCCTATGGCGGGCTCACCGGCGGCTGCAACCCGCAGGGCACCTTTGGCAGCGATTGGGACTGCACGGTCGACGCCGGCCGCGCGTTCGACCAGGCCACCGTCGTCGAGGCGCCGCCCGGCATGCCGCTCGGTGAGATCATGCTGCAGAACGCCGGCTACTGGCTCGAACACGGCGTCGCGCCCGGTCCCGAGGTCCTGGTGCCGACGCACGCGGTGGACGAAAAATGATCAGCTCTAATGGCCCCGATGGCGCCAATGGGGGCGCCGCTGCCCCCGCCCCCGATGGCGCCAATGGGGCTGGCGTCCCTGCGGTGATCCCTGCGGTGCCAACGAGCCGCGACAGCTGCGACGGCTACGGCTGCGATTGCCCGCTGCCGTTGACCCCCGA